CAAACGCGCAGATTATTTCCGGCTGGTTTGATTTCCGACCCAGACAATTCAAACAATCAAAGGTGATGGCATGGCCCGTGGGGGATCGCGCCCCGGTGCTGGGCGTCCGAAGAAAGAAGCGGGCAAAGCGCCCAGTGTTCGCAATCGCGCGGATGCCGATCGGCCCCGTCCTTCGCTGGATGGTCAGACCCCGCTGGAATACATGCTGAGCGTCATGAACAACCCGGAAGAAGATGGGTTGCGCCGGGACAAGATGGCGATGGCTGCGGCTCCGTATGTGCATGCGCGGGCGGCTGATGTCGCACCCGGCAAGAAGGAACAGAAGCAGGCTGCGGCGGAAGAGGCGACCAAGGGCCGGTTTGCCCCGCGCCAGGGTCCGCGCCTGGCTGTGAAGAATGACTGAGTGGTCAACGGCGTGTCCCGATTGGGAGGCGCGGATTGCCGATCGCAAAGGCCTGATCCCATTCGCACCGCTCTTCCCTAGTGAAGCTGAATATGCGCTGAGCGTGTTCAAGGATCTCAGGGTCGGCGACCTTCCGGGCAAGCCTCGGTTTGGCGATTGCTGTGAACCGTGGATCTTCGACTTCGTGTCGGCCATCTTTGGCGCGAACGATCCCGACACGGGGAACCAGCTGATCAGCGAGTTCTTCCTCTGCATCAGCAAGAAGAACGCGAAATCCACGCTGGCAGCCGGGATCATGATGACGGCGCTGATTACCGGATGGCGCGAAGAAGAGGAACTGCTGATCCTGGCCCCGACGATCGAGGTTGCCGGGAACAGCTTCAAGCCTGCTGCCGCTATGGTCAGGGCTGATCCGGACCTTGATGCGCTGTTGCATGTGCAGGATCACAGCCGGACCATCACGCACCGGGTTAATCGGTCATCGCTGAAGGTGGTGGCGGCAGAGACGGATACCGTGTCTGGCAAGAAGTCCGGCAGGGTGCTGATTGACGAGCTGTGGATCTTCGGCAAACGCCCGAATGCGGACGCAATGTTGCGAGAGGCAACGGGCGGGATGATTTCGCGGCCCGAAGGCTTCGTTGTCTATCTGACGACCCAATCGGACGCGCCCCCGGCTGGCGTGTTCAAGGACAAGCTGGACTATGCCCGCGACGTGCGGGACGGCAAGATCGTGGACAAGCGTTTTCTGCCGGTCATCTATGAGTTTCCCAAGCCCATGATTGACGCTGATGCGTTCATGCGTCCGGAGAACTTCTACATCACCAACCCCAACATGGGGCGAAGTGTGAGCCGCGACTGGCTTGAGCGGGAAATGGGGAAGGAACTGGCCAAGGATGCCAGCACCCGCGCCACTTTCCTTGCCAAGCACCTGAACGTCGAGATCGGGATGAACCTGCGGGCCAACCGCTGGCCCGGCGCTGACTATTGGGCGAGGCGGGCGAAGAAGGGGTTGACCCGAGAGGCGATCCTTGAGCGATCTGAGGTTGTCGTCGTTGGCTTGGACGGCGGCGGCGCGGATGACTTGTTTGGTGTGGCCATGGTTGGCCGGGATCGGGAAACCAAGGACTGGCTGGCCTGGCATCACGCTTGGTGCCACAAGGGCGTTCTTGACCGGCGCAAGAGCATCGCGCCCCGGCTTCTGGACTTCCAAGAGGAAGGCACGCTGACCATTGTGGGCGATGAGCTTGATGATGTCAGGCAGATTGTCGAGTTGGTGCAGGAGATCGACCAGCGCGGATTGCTTGCATCGGTTGCCGCCGACCCTGCTGGGCTGGGCGAAATGATCGACGCACTGGCTGAGATCGACGTGACGCCTGAAAACGGCAAGCTGATTGGCGCTCCGCAGGGATGGGCCTTGATGAACGCCATCAAGACGACTGAGCGAAAGCTGATCAACGGCACGTTCAAGCATGATGGCTCCGCGCTCATGGCGTGGTGTGTCAGCAACATCAAGATCGAGCCAACCGCCACCGGGATCCGGGCAACAAAGCAGAACGCCGGGGATCTCAAAATTGACCCGGCTATGGCTCTTTTCGACGCCGTAACGGTGATGAGCCGCAACCCGGAGCCTGGAAGGGCACCTGAATATCAGATGATCGTTCTATAAGGAGGCCCGCCATGTCGGAGTCAGAACGCCCGCTCCAGCAGCGGGCTTATTCAATTCTGCGGGTCAAGGAACTTGCAGAGGACAAGCGCATCATTCGCGGCATTGCGACAACGCCGACCGCCGATCGCGTGGGAGATATCGTTGTCCCGCGTGGGGTGACGTTCCAGAACCCGATGCCGCTGTTGTGGCAGCATGACCATTCAAAGCCTGTCGGGACTGTGAAGTTTGAGACGCCGACCGAAGATGGCATCCGGTTCGAAGCCGAACTTCCGATGGTCGAAGAGGCAGGCGTTCTTCGCGACAGGATCGAAGAGGCTTGGCAGTCGGTCAAGGCTGGTCTGGTCCGCGCTGTGTCCATCGGCTTCCGCGCCCTTGATCATGAGATCATGAAGGACGGCGGGTGGCGCTTCACCAAGTCTGAAGTGATGGAGCTGTCGCTGGTGACAATCCCGGCCAACTCTGAGGCCACAATCGATTTCGTGCGGGCGTTCGACACGTCCGTGCCCCGCAATTCTGCTGAACCCGCTCCTGCCGCGTCTGGCAAGTCAAAGCGTGTTGTCAAGCTGAATGAACCGTCCCGCGTTCGGGAACCCTTCAAACTTCTCCACGTGCGAAAGCCCGAATAAAGGATGCACACCATGGCTAAAGCCACTTACGCCGAACAGATTTCGGCAGCAGAACAGAAACGCGCCGCCACCGTCGGTGCGATGGACGAAATCATGCAGAAGGCTGCCGACGAGCAAGCCACGCTGGATGAAGCCCAGCAGGAAGAATTCGACAACCTGGAAGCCGAGATTAAAGAGATCGACGGTCACATCAAGCGCCTGCGCCTGATGAACAGCGTTCAGGAAAAGTCGGCTCAGCCTGTTGCGGGCGGCAACACCCGCGATGGCGGCATGGCCCGCGCTGGCGTCCAGATCAAGCGCAGTGAAACCCTGGCCCCCGGCATCGCCTTTGCCCGCATTGCCAAGGTCAAGGCCCTGGCCCGTCTGGACGGCGAAAGCGTCCGCGAAGTTGCGAAGGCCCATTACGGCGAAGACTCGTCGGTGTATGGCCACTTCGTCAAGGCTGCCGTTCCCGCCGCCAATACCGGCAACGAAAGCTGGGCAGGCAACCTGATCACGGAAGGCGGCGCATTTGCCGACTTCGTGGAATACCTGCGCCCCCAGACGATCTTGGGCAAGTTCGGAACCGGCAATGTCCCTTCGCTGCGCCGCGTTCCGTTTGATGTCCCGTTCCTGGAGCAGACCAGCGGTGGTCAGGGCTACTGGGTCGGGGAAGGCAAGGCAAAGCCGCTGACCAGCTTCGGCACCGGGCGCAATATCCTGACGCCGCTGAAGGTTGCGAACATCGCAGTTGCCACCGAGGAGATGCTGCGCCGCTCGTCCTTGGCTGCTGACGCCTGGATCCGCGACCAGCTGGCCGCTGCGCTGCGTGAGCGTCTGGACATCGACTTCATCGATCCGGCCAAGGCTGCCGTTTCCGGTGTGTCGCCTGCGTCGATCACCAACGGCGTCACCCCGATCATTTCGAGCGGCACCGACGCCGACTCCATCCGCGCCGATATGCGCGCGCTGTCGGCTGCGTTCCGCACGAACAACAGCAGCACCAGCGGCTCGGTCTGGATCATGCCGGAAGGCGTTGCTGAAGCACTGTCGATGATGGTCAACCCGCTTGGTCAGGCTGAATTCCCCGGCATCACCGCCGAGGGTGGAACCTTCATGGGCAAGCCGGTCATCGTTTCGGCCTACGTCCCCACGGCTTACGACCCCGACGGGGCTGGTGCAGAGGAAGCAGGTGCGATCGTCGCACTGGCGAAGGCTTCGGAGATCTACTTCGCGGATGAAGGCGGCGTGATGGTCGATTTCAGCCGTGAGGCATCGCTGGAGATGGCTGACAACCCCTCACACGGTTCGGTCACCCCCACCGCTTCGCAGCTGGTGTCGATGTTCCAGACCAACAGCGTGGCTTTCCGCGCTGAGCGCATCCTGAACTGGATGAAGCGCCGCAGCAATGCCGTCGCCGTTCTGGGCAGCGTGAACTGGGGCAACTAAGCCCAATTGGCGGGGCGTTCGCGCCCTGCCTCCTACTTGATCGGAGGATGACAGATGGCTGGATACATGACCCGCGCGATGAAGTCGAAAGATCCGCGCTATGCCCGCATCCTGTCGAGGCTTGGATACAACCGGCGCGATATGGTCGCAGCGGATGTTCAGGCAGGCCAGAAAACACAAAGCGAGGCCCGCGCAGATGACGATCTGACGAGCCTGCGTGCTGACTACCAGGAAGCCGTCGGTAAGAAGCCGTATCATGGCTGGGATGCCGAAACGCTGCGCGAGAAAATCGCCGAAGCGAAGGAATGAACATGCTGGGGCTGTTTAGGCGCAAACCTGCGCAAGAGAAGGCGCTGAGCCAGCCCCAAAGCCGGGGCGGCTGGCTGCCTGTAGTTCGGGAAAGCTTCGCTGGTGCGTGGCAGCAGAACGTAGAGGTCAACCGCGACACGGCCCTGACGTATTTTGCAGTATTTTCTTGCATGACGCTCATTGCGCGGGACATCGCCAAGTTGCGCGTGCGTCTGGTGCAGCAAGACGGAAATGGTGTTTGGGTTGAGGTCGAGAACAACGCGTTCTCTCCAGTCCTGCGCAAGCCGAACAAGATCCAGAACCGCATCCAATTCTGGGAAACGTGGTTCCTGTCGAAGCTGTCCAACGGCAACACCTATGTCTTGAAACAGCGCGACAACCGGAACGTGGTGGTCCAGCTTCACATTCTGGACCCGCAACGGGTTCAGCCGCTGGTTTCTCCGTCGGGAGAGGTCTTTTATCGGCTTTCTGCCGACAATGTCGCTGGTGTGGAGGATGACGTCACGGTTCCTGCGTCAGAGATCATCCACGACCGCATGAACTGTCTTTTCCATCCGCTTGTCGGGCTTTCCCCGATCACGGCGGCGGGGCTTGCGGCCATGCAGGGTAGCGCGATCCAGAACGACAGCGCAAACTTCTTCGCCAACCGTGCTGTGCCTGGTGGTATCCTGACGGCCCCCGGCGCTATCGGTGACGACACCGCCCGCAGGCTGAAGGATTACTGGGAGTCGAATTTCACCGGCCAGAACGCGGGCAAGATTGCCGTCGTTGGGGATGGGCTGAAGTTTGAGCAGATGCGTGTTGCCGCAACTGACGCGCAGGTTATCGAGCAACTGCAATGGACCGCTGAGGTTGTCTGTTCCGCTTTTCACGTTCCCCGCTACAAGATCGGCGTGGGTGATATGCCAACCTACAACAACATCCAGTCATTGAACGTCGAATACTACAGCCAGGCCCTCCAGTCTCTGATGGAGGAGGCCGAGTTGTGCATGGACGAGGGCCTTAATACGCCGTCAAAGATGGGGATGGAGTTCGTTCGCGACGACTTGTTGCAGATGGACAGCCTGACGCAGATTGAGGTTTCCAAGCAGGCTGTCGGAGCTGGCATCCTGACGCCGAACGAGGCCCGCAAGCGGATTGACTTGCCGCCCGTTGCTGGTGGCGAAAGCGCCTATCTGCAAGAGCAGAACTATAGCTTGGCCGCATTGGCTCGTCGGGATGCGCAGGCGGATCCGTTCGGCGTAGCAACACCGGCACCGGAAGCGGATACCGAAGAGCGGTCAGCCGCGCTTCTGGAGAAAGAGATGCGGGGGCTTCTGAATGCTCACTGAGAAAGCAATCGCGCAGGTCACGGTGTCGGTGATCAAAGAACATACCGCCCCTTTGCTGGCCCGCATCGCGGACCTGGAAAAGCAGTTTTCGAATGCACCAGCGCCCGCCCCTCTCAATGGCATCGACGGCAAGGATGGCGCTGACGGTGCCGATGGTCGCGACGGCATCGACGGCAAGGACGGGCTGAACGGAAAAGACGGTGCCGCT